AACCCTGTAGAGCAGATACAGAGTTACCTTAAAAAGAATAAGGAAGATCATTTTAATTTCGAAGAGACGCCCGAATATATAGTTTCAAGCGGGAGCCTACTACTAGACATTGAAATGTCTGGCGGAATCCGGCCTTCAATAATCCGTGCTTCGGGAGTGGCTGAGGGAGGGAAGACTTCCTGCGCCTTGGCTTTTGCCCGAAACTTTCAGACCACGGTAGATAACTCAATGGTGGTTTATATTAAATCAGAAGGCAGGCTTTCTTCTGATATGATTGCTCGTTCCGGAGTCAATACTACCGAAAAAAAATGGTTTGTTTACAAGAGTAATATTTTTGAGAGCGTGCTGCAGTTAATGAGGGACTTGATAACAAATAATCCTACCAACTGTAGATATTTTTTTATTATAGACTCGATGGACGCGATGGTTCCCAAGAAGGATATGGATCGTTCTTTTGAGGATTCCGATAAAGTAGCTGGGGGTTCCGTCCTGAGTTCTAACTTCCTTAAGAAGATGGCTTTAGGTCTTGCCACCAAGGGTCACATTTGCTTTATGATCTCTCAGGTTAGAAGCAAGGTCAGCGTAAACCAGTATGAAAAGACTGACCCCAAACTCACTAACGCTTCTGGAGGAAACGCACTGCTTCACTATTCCGATTGGATTCTGGAATTCCAACCGCGTTGGGGGAGTGACGCTATTCCACCCAAAGAAAAGAAGGGTGACGGACATTGGTGTAAAGTAGTATTCCGTAAGTCAGCAAATGAAAGAACCGGAACAGAGGTTCGTTACCCTATTAAATACGGTCGAACTGGAGGCAGGAGTATCTGGGTAGAGTACGAGATAATAGATATGCTTTTGCAGTGGGACATGGCGATATCAAAAGGCGCTTGGATTATTGTGGGAGAGCCACTGGTGAAAGAACTTAAAAAAGAAGGCTTGGAAATGGAAAGTAAGCATCAAGGGCTAGACAATTTTCGCAAGTATCTGGAAGAAGCCCACGAAGTTCGAGATTACCTTTTTAACAAATTCAAAAAAGCCTTACAAATAAAATAGTGAAGCTGTATGATGTTAGAGGAAAACTTAAATACAAAAGCGTCCATAAGTATCGCGCCGATTGGGACAAAGAATGTCGATCAAACTTTCAATTCGAAGTTAAGCAGTTCTTCAGGCCTTTTTGGGAGAAGCACATTTGTTATGAGGAGTTTCCCGTTTACGGAACTAGGATGAAAGTAGACTTTGTAAACATGACCAAGAGGATTGCCGTTGAGGCCCAAGGTGCTCAGCACGAGTCGTTTAATAAGTTCTTTCACGGTAATTCTCGAGCTAACTACCTAAAATCAATAAAAAGAGATCATCACAAGATGGTATGGTTGGAAAATAACGGTTTTGAGGTTTTGGAGATAACGGCGGGTGACCTGCCATCTCTGTCCCCCCAATACATTTTTGAGAAGTTTTCGGTAAATATATAAAGTAGTGTAATGAATTGTATGAAAATAGGTGAAACGCAAAGAATTCCCGATAATATCTTAGATCAGCTAAGTGAGTGGTCCTGCGGAGGCTTCATGTTATTTAATTTTGATGAAGAGGGTAACCCTCAAGTCTATTCAAAAGTAGAAGACGAGAGAAACGCCATGTCTTTGCAATATCTTGTAAGTCACTGGTCTGACGCAATGGAAGGAATGAACGCTAAAAGTTTCAATGAAAATTTAAATAATGTGTTTGGAGAAGAACGTGAAGAGGAAGAAGAAGGATTAGGCGAAAATGAGTGATACAAATATAAACGAATACTATCCAGAGAACAAGACTACTGAAGCGCCCGCATCGTTAGTGGCGGGAGAAGCTGCTGCGCTTCCGAGCGACACACTAGAAAAAGACCAAGCGACCACCGAATCAACCCCTGTGAGCGATGCAACGCCTGAGGAATGGAAAGAGTCTCTTGGGATAAAAGCACCTGAAGTAACTGATTTGGGTATAGATTTGCCGGACATCCCTCTTCCGGACGACGACCCCTTGGAGGACTCAATTAAAGATGAGTTTAATGATGCCGCCTTTGATTTTGCCATTGTTGGAGTGGGTCAAGGAGGATCAAGGCTTGCTGAGTCTTTTTGGAATTTGGGGTACCGCCGAGTGGGGATTATCAATACCGCTCAACAGGATCTATCTTTAATTAAAATACCCGAAGAAAATAAACTCCTTATAGGGGAAGGCGGGGCCGGAAAAAACCCGGAAGCGGCAGATGAAGTTTTCAGAACAAGGTATGAAGACATTCTTGATTTCTTAAAGAAGACTTTTGGGACATCTTACGAAAGAGTTTTGGTTTGCGCGGGTGCAGGAGGCGGAACAGGAGCCGGAGGTGTAGCTAGGGTGTTAGATATCTGCCATGATCTTAGTCAGTCATTGGGGAAAGAGAAAAAAGATACCGACGCAAAAATTGGCTGTATTCTGGCACTTCCCACGAGGGGAGAAGGGATAAAGGTCCAAGAGAATTCCAAAAAGACAGTCACCAGAACCTTAGGCCTCCAAAAGGCGGGAGTGGTTTCACCTTTGATTATTCTTGATAACGAAAAAATCAAACAGCTCTACCCGAAGTTAAGTGTCAACCAGTTTTGGGGCACCGCAAATAATAGCATTTGTTCCATTTTCCATCTGTTCAATAAAATATCAGCAAAAGAGTCAGCTTATACAACTTTTGACAAGGCGGATCTGGACACTATTTTCTCTTCTGGGTTAATTATGTTTGGAGCGACCCCAGTCAAGGACTATACTGACACGGGCATTTCTTATGCTGTTAGGGACAACTTACGCAAAAACATATTGGCGGGGGTTGATGCGGCGACAGGAAACGTGGCTGCGTGCGTCATAATTGGCGATAAGGGTTCTCTCGATAACATTCCTCAGTCCAGCTTAGAGCATGGATTTGAACAACTTAGCCGGATGATGGGATCGGGATCAACGGTTCATAGGGGAATTTATGCGGGAGCGAAAGAGGGCGTAGCTGTATATACGGCAATTGGAGGACTCCAAGCGCCAGATACCCTTTTCGATTATTTCTTTAAGGTAGACCGAGTATACAAGTGATAAACATTTTCTATTCGAAATAGAATAAATGCCCATATACTCTAATCACGTCGAGAGTCACGTCCTAAGCGGGCTCCTCAAGCACCCCGAAGTGTTGCCAGAGGTAGACTCCTTTGTTAATGCTGCCGATTTCTATAATGATATTCACCAAACGATTTACTGCATCCTCAGGGAAGCTATCTTAAATGGTGAAAAAACCGACAAGGTACTAATCGCTACCAAAATAGCTAACTTAGGTATTTCGTCAAAAGACGACATTGACATTTATGATTACATTAATACATTAAGTTATTCATCTGTATCTCGTGATGGCGTAATCGATTCTTGTAAAGAGTTAGTAAAGCTTCGAGTAAGAAGGGAGTTAACCGAAACCGCTGACCAAATCAAAGAGCACGTAACCAATTGTTCAAATGAAGATTTAGGTTCAATAATAGCTTCTACCGACGCTATTTACAGTGATAAAATTTCTAGTTATTCGTTTGAAGATGACCCTCAAAACGTTTTTGATGATTTAGAGTTTAAAATTGAGGAAAGAGGAAACAATCCAACTGATGATACAGGACTTGCTACCACCTATGACGAATTCAATCGTCTCTTTGGGGGGTTACGGGACGGTAACATTTACGCGATAGTTTCTAGGCCAGCCCAAGGCAAAACGACATTCATTAACGAACTATGTTTGGGAGCGGCAATTAAAAACGATGTTCCTGTTTTAGTACTGGATACCGAGATGACCACGGACGAAATCCAGTTTAGGATGGCGGCAGCCAAAACCGGTGTGCCCCTCTGGTTCCTCGAGACAGGAAAGTGGAGATCAAAACCAGAGATGGTAGAGAAGATCAGGGGATATTTTAACGAACTTAAAAAACATAAATATTATCATTATCACGTTCGCAATAAAACCACCGACGAAATATGTGCTATAATTAGGCGTTGGCATATGAAATACGTAGGAAGAGGAAATAAGTGCGTAATAGCCTATGACTATGTAAAAATGACAGGGGACAAAGTGGGGAAAAATTGGGCAGAGCACCAAGCTATCGGAGAAAAGATAGATAAGCTAAAAAGGGTAGCGGAGGAAATAAACGCGCCCCTCATAACAGCGATGCAGATGAACCGTTCTGGCGAAAGTTTCAACCGCAACTCTGGCACTTTGGTTGACGATAGTTCAGCGATCTCTCTGTCGGATAGGCTTCAGTGGTTTGCGACGTTTGTGGCCATCTTTCGCCGAAAGACTCTTGACGAGATCGCTATGGATGGAGACAGGTTCGGAACCCACAAGCTTATTCCACTCAAGACTCGCTTTCAGGGGAGAGATGCAGCAGGTCACCAAGATCTCCTTAGGCGAAGAACAAGCGAAACGGTAAATGGCAAAACAGTTCAAAGCGAAAAGTATGTCAACAACTTCCTAAACTTTAGAGTAGAAAATTTTCAAGTTAAAGAGGAAGGGTCTCTTCAGGATATCATCACTTTCGAAGAGCAATCTTTTGACATTCAAGACGGTGATACTTCAGCGCAAGAATCTGCGTTTGATTTTTTGAATACCAATGCATGACATTAAAGATATCCTTGTTAATATAGGCTATACTCTTTTCGATAGCGGAAAGGAGTACCGAACAAAGCCTCTTTACCGAGACTCTAGCAGCAATAACGTGCTGTGCATTAAAAAGGACTCTGGAAGATGGGTCGACTTTAAGGAAAATCGATTTGGAAACCTAGAAGAACTGGTTCAAATAACGCTTAAATTAAAAGATCTAAGCGAGGCTAAAAGTTACATTTCAAATAATTTCCAGCTGAAAATCCCGAAGCCCGAAAAAGATAGGATTAAAGCGCCAACCATTTTCAACAAGCAAGACTTGCGACAGGTTATTCCCGACTATTCCTACTGGAAAGGCAGAGGCGTCCTCTCGGAAACTCTTCAGCTTTTTGAAAGTGGCGTAATGAGGTCGGGAAAGATGAAAGACCGCTACGTCTTCCCCGTCTTTGATAAGATGAAGAGACTTGTTGGGGTAGCGGGAAGGGACATTACAGGAAAGCAGCAGATGAAATGGAAGCTTCTCGGGGAGAAAAGCTTGTGGGCCTACCCCTTAAAATATAATTTGAATTTCCTACTCAGGGAGAGGGAGGTTTTTCTAGTAGAGAGCATAGGCGACATGCTCGCCATGTGGGAGTCGGGAATTAAAAACTGTATTGTAACTTTCGGTTTAGCTATAACCCCTAAGATAAAGCAGATCTTAATGCTAACAGATCCTAAAAAGATATACATCTCATTTAACAACGACGAAAACCAAGCAGGAAATAGGGCGGCTAAGAAAGCGTATAACAATCTTTGTCGGCAATTTGACGCGTGCCAACTAGAAATAAAGCTGCCTTCTAAAAACGATTTTGGATGCATGTCCAAAGGTGAAATATTAAAATGGAAAAGCCAAAGAAAGACGTAAGGGAAAGAGTTCTTTCCGCATCCAGACTAAAAACTCTTGAGACCTGCTCGTGGTCTTACTGGTGCAATTATCACCTCAAGCTGCCCCAAAAGCAGAACGAAGGAGCGCTCAGAGGAACAGTTTGCCACTTAGTCTTCGAGATGCTGGTGAAGAAGAAGCATAAGAAACACTACACCCTAATAACAAAAGCAGGGGTGCTAAAAGCAAGCGTAGCGGTTCATCGCTTGGTGATGAAGCACTTAACACAAATGGAGAAGAGCTTTGATTTACCCATGACCAACGAGGAGAACACTACCCTTATGAACGACATGATCATAGTAGGATTGGGGTGTGATTTTTTCGGGGCAGGGGGTAAGGTGGATAAGCCTGAACATGAGTTCCTTCTCGACAACAAGAACCCTCCGTACAAAATAAGAGGTTTTATCGATAAACCTATAGTTTACAAAAAAACTAAACAAATCAAAATTGTAGATTACAAGAGTAGTAAAAATAAATTTCGCGGCGAAGAACTTCACTCCAATATTCAAGCGATGGTTTACACACTCGCTTCCAAAAAGGAATGGAAGGGGTATAAGCCCACTGTTGAATTTCAATTTTTGCGCTTTCCCAAGAAGCCTCTCCAGCAACTTCAGTTTACCGATGCTCAGCTTAGCGGGCTTGAATATTATTTGGCTCACGCTTTTGGGGTAATAAACAACTTTACGGAAGAAACCGCTGTGACAAACTACGCGGCTGACTCTAAGAAGGATGCTTGGCTGTGCAAGATAGGTAAATGGCGCTGCCCCTACATCGACGCTTACGACTATTTTGTCTCGGTAAACAAGAAGGGGGAAGAAATTAAAAGCGCCTTAAAGAAAAAAGACCTTCAAAAAGATTTAAAAAAGGGGGAAAAAATAGAAAAGAGAAGTTACGATGGTTGCCCACGACACAAGGGAATGTCTCAAGACAATATCCTTGACATGTTTGCCTAATCGTCTTATACTCACTTTTTTATGGAGGAAATTATTCCAATATTCAAAAGCCACTACAGTCTTGGGCGGTCGATTTTAACCTTAAAGATGCCAAAGGGGGAAGGGCAAAGCGATAGTTCTGATTCGGTTTTCGATATCTGTGACGATGCGGGAATCAAGGAGGTGTTTCTTGTTGATGACAACATGGCTGGATTCCTTGAAGCTTTTACTAATGCAGAAGCTCTGAAAATAAAACTTATTTTTGGACTTCGTTTAACTTTTTGTCCCGACAGCAACAACAAAAGTGAAGAGGGAAGGCAGAATTCCTACAAAAACATAATTTTCGCCAGAAACGCGAAAGGATATAAACAATTAATAAAAATTTATACGCTTGCTGCGCAAGAAGGTTTTTATTACGAACCTCGGATAGACTTTGAAAGGCTCAAGCCCTTGTGGAGCAACGACTTACTACTAGCAATCCCTTTTTATGACTCGTTTCTTTATAAGAACAAGTATACTGATTCCCAGTGCGTTCCCGATTACTCCTTTACAGAACCGGTATTTTTTTCTGAAGACAACGATGTCCTGTTAGACAAAGATATGCAAGAAAGGGTGCGGGATTTTTGCTTGGGTAAACACGAAATAATTAAGACGAAAAGTATTTACTATAATCACAAAAAAGACTTTTCCGCGTACCTAACATTCCGTTGTATTAACGGACGAACCAGCGTAGAGAAACCCAACTTCGATGGAATGTGCTCTCCCGAATTTTGCTACGAAAGCTATCTAGAGGCTATAAATGGATAACCACCTAATAAGATTTCAAAAGAAAAAGTTTCTTTTTTTAGATTTTGAAACTTTTAATGTCTGCCTGAGCGACGAGTTTAACCTCCCTTGGCAGGTTGCCACCATCCTAGTTGAGACCGTAGAGGACAACAAAGGTCGGATTATAAATCGAGAACGAGGAAGACAGGACTTGTATCTAAAATGGGATACAGATTTAAAAATAAGTAAGGAAGCTAAAATAATAACTAAATACTCAGACTCCAAATTTAAGAAGCGCTGCATTCCTGAAGGGGAGGCTTTTGAGATAATTTATAGCCTTGTGGAACAGGCCGACTATCTCGTAGGGCACAACTTTTTGGGGTTTGATATTTATCTATTAAGAAATTGGTACAGAAAACACGGTAAAAATTACGATAACTTGCCGCACAAAACTCTGGATACTTTTGCAATGGCTAAATCTGTTGCTTTGAATCACCCATACAAGAACAATGAGTGCAGCTTGTTAGAATTTCAAATGAAAATGATAGGCATAAGAAAAAAAGGCATCAAAACAAGCTTGGGTGCATTGGGAAAATCCAACCAAATAGAACACGACTACTCAAAACTTCATGACGCATTAGTGGACTTAGAGTTAAACGTTAAGGTTTGGGATAAGTTAAAATACCAAATAGACTTTTAAATAAAAGTGTAATGTAGGTATAATACCTGCATGCCAAGTTTAGATTTCATATATGACATCACGGAGAAACTCGACGAAGAGGAGCTGGATTATCTTGTTCTCGCAATCAGAGAAGGCCGCAACGAAGACAAGGTGGATGTCTTCTTCAACGTTAGAAAAAGCGCAGAAGGGGTTTTAAACTCCTCCTTAGACCAAATAAAAGAAATAATAGCTGATAGAGATGACGACTGTTCTCCCCGAAAGCCCAAAGCAAAAAGAAAAAGGAAAAAGAAGTAGCTTTTCCTCTAATTTCGCGCGCCTTAACATACCCCTCCACGGAGTCCGATTACCTAGCTTCAAAATTGAAGACAGGTATATTAACGACCTAGCCCTCCCAGCAGATATTTCCACTTATGATTTCTTAAGGGAGTTGTGTCTTCGAAGGTTTAAGCACCTAGGTCTCAACAAGGGTAAATTAAAGAAGGTCTACACTGATCGAATAAAATATGAGTTGGAGATTTTATTGGAGCTAAATTTTGTAGAATATATCCTCTTGGTCTGGAAAGTCGTTTCATACTGCCGGGAAAACGACATACCTCTTGGGTTAGGTCGAGGTTCTGCCGCTGGAAGTATGGTGTTGTACCTACTCGAGATTACGCAAATTGATCCAGTAAGGTACGGCTTATTCTTTGAGAGATTCGTATCCAAAGCCAGAGCAAAGAAGAAGGTAGTGGACGGAGTAACCTATTTGGACGGGTCCTTGATGTGTGATGTCGACATAGATGTATGTTATTATAGGCGACCAGAAGTTCTTGAATACTTGGAAAAGGAATTCAAGGGAAGCACCTCCAAGATCCTTACGCTTAACACTCTCAGCGGAAAGCTTGTAATGAAAGAGTGCGGAAAAGTGGTCGGGGGCAAAGAGGAATCTGAAATGAATACCGTATCAGCCCTCATTCCAAAAGTCTTCGGACAAGTAATGGACATCAAAGAGGCTTGCAACGAAGTACCTGAACTCGCAGCGTGGTGCGATCAAAACCCAAAAGTTTACAAGATAGCCCTTAAACTTCGCAACTTAATAAAAAACAAAGGGGTTCACCCCTCGGGAATCTTATTGTCGTACGACAAGATGATTGAGAGCTGCCCATGCGAATTAGACTCCAGTAAGGACACTGTATCCTCTTTTGACATGAACTGGGTTTCCATGTTTAATGTTAAGCTGGACGTTTTAGGGTTGAGAACAGTTTCAGTAGTGAACGAGTGCTGCAAAATCCTGAAGAAAACGAAAGGTATAGACCTTAGGCAGGAAGATATCGATTTAGACGATGAGTTTATTTACCAAAATCTTTTTGATCTAAAAAACCGTTACGGCCTGTTTCACATAGAGGCCGACACAAACTATGAAGTGTGCCGCAAAGTTAAGCCTAAGAACCTTGAGGAGTTAAGCGCGGTACTGGCATTGGGCCGTCCGGGAGCCATGCAGTTCATTGATCAGTTCGCAAATTACACTAACAACGGAGTTTACGAAGCCATTCATCCTTTCTTTGATGAAATATTGAAAAGTACAGGAGGAGTAGCTTTATACCAAGAGCAGTTGATGCAAATGGCGAATAAGATAGGCTTCACGTTAGACGAAGCAGAAATTTTGCGCCGTATCGTAGGCAAAAAGAAGGTAAAGGAAGTAAGGAAATGGAAGAAGAAAATACGAGAGAAGGTAAAGGAAAACAGACTTTCGTCAGAGTGGCTTGGCACAAAAGGACAAGTAGACATCGGAGATGTTTTTTGGGAAATCCTTGAAGATTCGGCTAATTACTCCTTTAATAAGTCTCACTCGATTTCTTATGCTTCTTTGTCGGCAATAACCACATTTTTAAAATTTAAATACCCTAAAGAGTTCTTTTTAGCATTGCTAAAGATGACTCGGTTTGAGCCTGACCCTATGGCAGAAATAGCAAAAGTCAGCCGAGAATTACCCAAGTTTGGAATCAAGCTCTTATCCCCGAACCTCCTGAGGTCGGAAATGGACTTCTCGATCGAGGGAGACAACCTTCGCTTTGGCCTCACTTCTATAAAAGGGATATCTGATAAATCAATCAAAAAACTTGAGAGCTTTAAAAATAAATATTCTACAAAATTTGAAGTGTTCCAAGGCGCTGGTGAAGCTGGAATTGGTATCGGTATTTTGTCAGCCCTTATTCAAGCCGGAGCCTTAGAGGGGGAATTCTCGCACTCTAGGAGCTACATCGTGGCCGAATCCCAGTTGTGGAACCTTCTAACCCCAAGAGAAAAAGCCAAAGCATTTGACGTAGCAGAGGAAAAAAAGGGAGACCTTATGCAGGTTATAAAATATTTAAATAAAGATCTTAAAGATGAAAAGGGAAAGCCCTTTATAAAAGACTCCCGCATACAAACTATTCGCCGCAACTTTAAGCCTTACAAACAGATTTACGACAAGAACCGCACTAACGAAGATTTTGCCAATTGGTACTACGAGAACGCTCTCTTGGGGTATACTCACGGCAAATGTTTGAGGAAGGTCAGTTCAGAATACTCCCACTTGGAGAGTATCGAGACCGCATTAGGGAAAAATGAAGGCGCTAGGGTAAATTTTATCGCTACGGTTGAAGATACTTATAGCGCCAAAAGCCGTAAAGGAACCCCCTATTTGCGACTCACCCTCCAAGATGAAACGGGAGTCTGCACAGCGATGATCTTTACCCAGAAAAACAGAGATAACATCGCCAATTGCAGAAGGGATAACGGAGGAACGTTACCGATAAAGAAAGGCATCGTTATCGTTAAAGGGACTAAAAAGGATGGGGATACCATTTTTGCGGATTTGGTGAGAGTCCAAGACCAAAAAATATTTATGAAGTTGAGCGAAATAAAAGGCTTGACTTCTTAACCGAAAACCACAATACTACAAGGACTGACAGAAATGTTATGAAAGAGTTATTAAATTATCAATATATGATTACGCCGGGAATCTTAAAGATTCTGAGTTATGTCGCTATGGTTGGCTGCGTTATTGCGGGCATCTTTATGCTAGGTATGGAGCCAATGAGCGGCATTGCCACTATAGTGTTGGGGCCAATAGCTGTTCGGGTATATACCGAGTTGATGCTGGTTCTTTTTGAAATCCACACCGAAATTAAAAAATTAAATATTAAGTAAATTATGTTGCAGTTTTATAAACCTAACGCGAAAAACACCGGATCGGCCTGTTCCTTCTCTTACAATAAAAATGACAAGGCTTTATGGGTAAATTTCATCAAGCAGTCCTCTTGGAATGGTCAAACGAGAAGTGGTACCTTTAAGGGTTCCGGCCCCGAAAAGAAGGCTAACTCGAAGTTTAGCTTGACTGAGCTTGCGGGATTGGTTCATGCAATTGAAACCAACGGAGAATACGGAAACTTTCACGGCACCAAGGAGAGAAATACTACTTTTAAATTCTGCCCCTACATGCGTGACGGGAGCCAAATAGGTTACAGTTTCAGCCTTAACCAGAACAATACCCAAGAAGGAACCAAGAAGTCCTTTATTATCGGGTTTAATTTCGCAGAGGGTCGAATGTTAAAACAGTACGCCCTAACGGTATTAAATAATTATTTTACGGCCTGCATTGAAGAAAGTCAGTCATACAATAAAAAGAGCGACGAAAAAGTAGAAACTTCGGCTCCTTCCAAGGATAATAGTCAAGAAGTAGATCTTGATGTTCCTTGGTGATGAAGAAGCTTTTATTTCAAACAGACTCTAGTCTCGCAAAGACGGGTTTTGGCAGAAACGCCAAAGCCCTTTTGTCTTACCTATACAAGACTAAAAAATACGAGATCGTCCAGTATTGTTGCGGAACGGATTATTCTAATCCCGCCCTAAAGACAACACCATGGAAATCTATTGGGACGCTTCCCAGTGACCCTGCGGAGCGCCAGAGGATAGGTCAGGACGCTGGACAGGCGCGTGTAGCAAGTTACGGCGGATACCTTATAGATAAGGTTATGAAGGAAGAAAAACCTGATTTCTATTTTGGCGTTCAAGATATATGGGGTACAGAATTTGCCGTTGGAAAACCTTGGTTTGATAAAATAAATGCGGTTATTTGGACGACTCTCGATTCACTACCCATCCTTCCGACTGCTATTGCGAACGCCCCAAAAATAAAAAACTATTGGATTTGGAGCTCTTTCGCAACTAAGGCCCTTCATGAGATCGGCCATAAACACGTTAAAACTGTTCACGGATGCATCGAATCCAAACACTTTTTTAGGTTGAGTGATGATGAGAGACTGGCGTTGCGTAAACGAAATAACATCGAAGAAGATGCTTTTATAATTGGGTTTGTATTTAGAAATCAGCTAAGAAAATCTGTCCCTAATCTCTTAGAGGGGTACGCTAAGTGGAAAAAAGAAAACAAGCCGACAAAAAAAACCTATCTTCTTTTACACACCTATTGGAAAGAGGGGTGGGGAATACATAAATTAGCCGCGGAGTACGGAATAGACAAATCGGAGATCCTTACCACTCATGTCTGCAAAAAATGCGGAGATTATGAAATGAAGGGTTACGACGGAGAGGAAAAGAATTGCCCTCGTTGTTCCTCGGAGAAAACTCAAGTAACAACAAATGTTGGGTATGGGGTAAGGGAGGATCAATTAAACGAAGTCTATAATTTTATGGATGTTTATTGCCACCCCTTCACTAGTGGCGGACAAGAAATACCCATTCAGGAAGCTAAACTAACAGAGCTAATTACGCTGGTTACAGACTATAGTTGTGGGGAGGAAAGCTGTGAGGAAGGATCTGGTTCAATCCCTCTTGAATGGTCAGAGTATCGAGAGCACCAAACAGAGTTTAAGAAAGCTTCGACTTATCCTCACTCTATAGCAAAAGAGATAAACAGCGTATACGAGATGGACCTTTCCCAAAGAATCGAAAAGGGAAAGGTTGGTCGTCAGTGGGTCTTGGATAATTTTTCGGTAGAGGTGATAGGAAAGTTTTTTGAGAACTTTATAGATAATGCCGAAACAAAAGAATATGATTTTGACGAGAAGGAAGACTCTTCAAAAAATAAGAAAAACAACCCCGACGCTTTCATTCCGAACATAGAAAACGACTCCGATTGGGTCTTAACCCTATACAGGGACATCTTGGTTACGGAAAACCATACCAATGACGAGGGGTACAAAACGTGGATGACATCTCTTGAAAACAAAGTTCCCCGCAAACAGATAGAAGACTATTTCAGAAAGGTTGCGAGGGAACACAACCAAAAACATTTCCCTCTTAAGATGGAAGATTTTTTAGATAAAGATGACGAAGGGAAACGAATGATATACGTTATGCCGGATTCTGGGGTCGACGTATTTCTTTCGACGGCCCTATTCAAATCGATTAAAGAGAAGTATCCTAAGTATAATTTGTATGTAGCTACGAAACCTGAGAATTTCCATATTCTCGAAGGGAATGAACACGTACATAAAACCATAGCTTATAGCCCTCAATTTGATAATACTTTGCATTTAGAGGGAATTGCAGATCATAAAGGGCACTTTGAGATAGCGTTTACCCCACATCTGACCACTCAGCGAGTCAATAATTATATCCATAACGGAAAGGACAATATAAATAAGGAGGAGTTATGCACGTTTTAGAGTCATACGCGTTACAAAACGATTTAAAAATAGACAAAGCTGAGGTCTATGAAAAATACTTCCCTTTGGCGATTGATAAATTTATAACTATCGATACGTCTAATTTGGGAATATCTTCGCTTACGTACGACCACTGGCAATTGGTTGTTGATCTCATCCACCCCAAGCTGGAGCAACAAGGTATTAAAATTGTTCAGTTGGGCAACAAGGATTGCGTTCCACTTCGCCAATGCTACATGGCTCTGGGGCAATGTAACTTTAACCAAAAAGCCTATGTATTAAAAAAATCTCTCGTTCACGCTTGTCCCAATAACGAGTCATCCCACGTAGCTTCAATTTATAACAAAAGGTCGGTTGTATTATTCCCCCACAACTGCTACACAAGTCAATTCCTTCCCTACTGGACAGACAGAAACAGATTGGAAGTTTTACAGGCGTCGAAGAACAACAAGCCTTCTTTTAACCCAAGCGAAAACCCAAAATCTATAAATTTAATAAAGCCGGAGAAAGTAGCCCAAAAGATACTGAATTTAGCTGGAATACACACATTCATAGCGGACCATGAAACGGTAAGAATAGGTAGTTCTTTTAACCGACCAAGAATAGAGTCTGCGCTCACCCAGCTTTTAGATGTTAAAAAATTAGGAGTCTCTTCTTTAATCATAAGAATGGATTTAAACTTCAACGAGGAATCCCTAGAGAAGCAGTTGGAATCCTGCGTGTGTTCCGTTATAACTAACAGACCCCTGAGCGATAAGATTCTAGACAAATACCATAAAAGAATAGCGGAACTTGTTTACTACATAGAAGACGATAATAGCCCTGCCTTCATCAGAAAAGTAAAAGAAAAATCAATACAATACTTACTGAGGAGCCGAAAAGAGGAGAAGCAAACAAACGACTTTAAACTGGACTATTTAGACTACGGTCTTGTGCACCAGATACCCTCGCGATCCCGAGTTGATTTTGAGGAACTCAAAAAGCATAAAAAATTATATTACAAATCTGCTCACTTCATTATCCATAACAACAAATTCTACCCAAGCACAGCCGCCTTCTTGAGGCTTGAGCAGGGTTCTCATTCGATGGAGCACGAGCCCTACCCCATCATCGATGACCCCCTTTTCTGGGAAGAAGAGGAGCATTTTCACTTCTTTGTCAGGAAATAGTAGACACACTGCCACAATAAAGGAGGGTTGTTCGCAGGTTCTCCTTTCCGAGTGGTTGGTTTAGCAAAGAACCTGCATATTTTAAGTGTTGACACACTACCCCAATTGAATTAGCATTCAGGACGTATGGGAACTACTGTAATAAATAAGCCGCCAACCACATTCAAGCGTAACGAATACGGCTTGATGGAAGATAAAAACGTTAAATATATTTTTAGCGAAGATGGAACTGTTAATTGGCGAAAGATGGTCAAGCCTGAGTTTTTGGTAGCCAACAGGGATAGGACTGATGAAGCTGACATTTCCAAACTCGAAGACCACGAGTTGATTATCCTGCTTGGGGGCCTTAAAGATTTAGCCAACATTCGCGGTTATCATTCTGTCACCTACACAGTAACACACGCTTCGCCCGAATACGTATGTGTTTCGTGCTCAATAGTTTGGATAGGAAATTACGAGACTGAAAAAGGGGAGTCTGTACTTTTTCAAAGTGTGGCTGATGCAGGTTTAAACAACACCGAAGGCTTCGGCCAAATGTATCTCGCCGCAATAGCGGAGAATCGCGCTTTTTGCCGAGCGGTACGCAACTTCCTGCGCATCAACATTGTAGCCAAAGAAGAAATTAAAAACGTGAAGATATCAAAACCAAGTCCGAATAAGAATGCAGCTTCGCCGCACATCTACCTAAACACCCTAATGAAAGAGAAGAAAGTGAGCTTCTCCAGTATTAAGGATAAAATGATCAAGGAAGCCGTAGACGGGGCAGACGGTTGGGGTTCAATTAAGGACATCCCGCGTATCAAAATGTTTGAAATAATTGAAAGGATGCAAAAGAAGTGAATCAAATGCTCTCTTCGAAAGACGTAGTAACGTACATGATTCCTGACGAGGACTCGGAGGGAATCCGAAAAAATACTCAACTAGCAATGATAGGGGGTTCTTCCCAAATCCGTTCGAACACAAATAGAAAAAAGACTCTAGCGTATGATCAATTAGTGGGGCAAATTTCCACCTACGCTGGATCTGTGGTTCTCACTGGCTCCCCACAAGGGTATTGGAAGGCCAGAGATAAAGCTAATAAAAATCCCCATAAAGGCGACGGGGGCGTAGATATAATAGGTTTATCCAATGTCGATATTAAAGGAAGTTTGATGAGATATTCCTCGGACCCTTTACGCTACAGACTCCTCGTAAGACCAAGAGAAAGACACGAAGGTTGGATTTACGTTTTGGGCATGGTTCCAGAAAACCCAAAACCCATAGGTTCAAGTCCCTACAAGTGTCATCTAGTGGGGTGGTCGTATGATAAAGATCTTCCCGAAACCCCCTACGAAGGCCCAATAGAATCCCTTCACGGAGCACACCTTATTGAAGGTCGTCAGCTAAGACCAATCAGCCAACTGAAAGAGCTTTTAAAATGAAAAAATTCACAATAAGCACTGAGACTCGAAAGAAAGCTGAAAAAAGAGCAGCCGACCTCCCCCTTCTTAATAACTCCATTAGAAAAGGGGAGGGGGCATCAGTGGCCTACATCGGAGAAGCTTTGATTTTACACCTCAAAGGGGGCGAGATTAAAGATACTTATGATTACGATGTGATAGATCGAAATGGGGTGAAAATAGATGTGAAAACAAAAGAACGCAAAGTAGCCCCACGAGCCAATTACAATTGCACCGTCGCCGACTTCAATACTAAGCAAAAATGCGACAGGTATGCATTTGTTAGCGTCCTAAACGACAAGAAGACTGCTTGGTATCTTGGAAGTATTTCAAAAGAGGAATTTTACAAAAAGGCAGTTTTTAGGAAAAAAGGGGAACTTGATCCGGATTCTCCCCCGAATTACCCTTTTAAGTTTACCGCTGACTGTTACAATATTAAAGTGCACCAACTAGAACGATAATGGGTTATTACTTAACTAGAAACAACCAAAGTGAAAAGGGTCACGTAATATCCGCTATAAACAAGTTGATAATGCAAAAATGCGAGTCCTATAACGATCCCGAAATGTACAAAGATGCTCAAGAAAGCTTCACAGATATGTGTACTATCGGCCCTTGGACCGATGACCCTAAGCAAATAAAAGAGTTTAAAAAATGGTATGAGGTTCTTGAGTTTCTTCGAAGGGAATTAAGTTGGAGTGATTTCGAAAAACGGGAATTTAATGTTGACTCATCTATAAGAGCCGCTACCGAAGATGATTATTTCAATGCCAACATGAGAGCGTACCCTGCGCTTTATAACATAGCTACTATTTACGGATTCAACCCCAAAGATGACCTGCCGTTTTCTAACGACGGTGGTTGTGTTAGTGAGGAAGACGCGAAAAGCTGGGCTGAAGCTCTTGAATCTGCGCTTGACGATATCCCCGACCAAAAAGCAGAACCGTGCCCCAAAAAGGTCGAGGAGATCAATTTAAAAATGAAGTCCGCTTTCGATTCCCCTGAAAACTTGCCACAGCTTAGGGAAGCCCTCAAAACTAATCCTCACGCTTCAGTGTTGGAAACCTTCTCTGGGAAAAAAGGAAAGGAATATGTAAGAGGTTTTATTGAGTTTTTGAAAAGGGGTTCTTATAGCACGTGGTAAAGAAGTAATTGAAAGAGCCCAAAAACAAAGGAGCAGGTAAAGGCGACAAACCTCGAGGAGGATTTTCCCGCCGCTACAAGGACAATTATGATGTAATTAACTGGGGAGATACTAATAAATGTCCGAGTGCTCAAAATGTAAAGAAAGATTCGATGAAACCGAATTAATGTGGGTTAAAATCAAAGAGAAGATGGTTTTGTTGTGCGATTCTTGCTTTAAACGGTAAAAAACTTCTATGTCCTCGGGATATTTGTACATTATCACGAACAAGTCTTGGTTGGGATGGATAAAAATAGGGACAACCCGCAACTTAAAAAAGCGGCTTCAAACTTATCAAACCGGTTCTCCATTTAGAGATTATGAAGTTATTTATTCTATTCAACATCCGGAATACCTCCAAGCTGAAAAAAATATAAAAGAACAAATGAGCCACTTTGCTAAACACATAAAAAACGAATGGTATGAAGTGGACCTTGAAGTGGCTAAAGTAAGGTTGTCTGAACAACTAGATAATTATTTTCATGGAGAATGTGATTACTCTCAATCATACCCGCAAAAATAG